ACATATCCGGCAACATTCGTTTTTCGACTCCTATCAATGAGGGTTCGAAAAGACACTTCCTTTTGATGCAGGAAGATTATGTAACTCTAAAGTTTTCCCTTGCCAGTCCTATCTATTTCAAGTTAGGGGACTACATAGACAATGAGTTGGGAATATTTGAAGTAGTAGACCTGTATAAACCTACCTATAATACTACTACCGGAGGCTATGACTACGAACTCCGCCTTGACGCTTATTACTGGAAATGGAAGAATAAGAAATTTTTCTACACACCTGAAACAACCGGCCGTGAGGCTGGGTGGAATCTCACAGCCACTTTAGATGTTCACCTGAATATATTTCTTGATAACTTGAAATATCTTGGCTATAAATTCAGGGATAAGGACTTCATTTGGGAAATTGATGATACGGTAGAAAATTCCGCTAAATTAGTCACGTATGACAATGTAAATCTAATAGATGCGCTCACACAAATGGCGGAAGCGTGGGGATGTGAATGGTGGATAGAGAATCATAAGATTTGTTTCGGGCGTTGTGAATACAGTTCCCCTGTTGATTTCAAAGCTGGTGACTTGACGGACACAGAGAATGTGAATGTCAATAATATGATACGCAGCGATAGTCAGACAACTTATGCTACCCGTATCTACGCTTTCGGTTCTACACGAAACATCCCTGCTACTTACCGGAAAGATTTGATATTTGATGTTAAGAAGGTTAATGGGAGAGATATATCCGATACTTCAAGACCGTTAAACATAAGGTTCTTTCCTTCCGTTTCTCATGCTGGAATATCTCCTATCAACATGAATATATTTGAAGAGGGCGAAATGGTGGGAGCACAGGAAGAATATAAGGTTATGACGGATGTATTTACTTCTTCCATGCCTGCTAGTGAGTACCATATCTCATTCAATTCAATGTTACTATACTTTAGCACCCGATTCACGTCAAACATTGAAAATTTTAAGGCTAAATTATCATTAGTCTATTATGTAGGAGAGGTGGAGAAAGTACTGGATATTCAGGAGAAAGCTTTCAATGATTCAGTTTCAAGTTTTACTATTAGTTTTAGTGACACTGATTTCTTTCTTCTTGAAAAGGCTAATAATTGTAAGTTTTTGTTTACATTTAGCTTTTCTCTGAATCATCCAGAGAAAACAGTAGTATATACAATTGGAAGGAGTGGAGAAAATAATGTTAAGCTTGAATGTTTGTCCGCATCGGCGAACACTTCTGTAACTTTCCTGTCCGGAACAAATTCAGGGAGGACTTTTTCAGCCGTTTATAATCCTGACTTGCTAACAGGTGAGGACGCCAATGTCATACGTCTGCCGGAAGGGGTAACAGCTTCTATGGGTAACCAATATATTATCAACAATATCATTAAGGGTAAAATTCCTGATAACTATTTCAGTAAAGATGATAAAGAACTTACTCTGAACGGTGTCGTTCAAAAGCGTCTTATGTTACCAAAAGATGTTCCTTATATAGATGCTTATAGGTATAGTCCAACAGGCGAACGTATCTATATCGGAGATTCGCGTTATGATAATCCGAATAATGTCGAAATGCCGGAAGAAGAAGCTATTGAAGAAATTGTTAGATTAGAGGATGAATATCCTAAATATATCGGTTCCGTATCCAGTATCACCAGTGATGAAAAGGAGGAGGAAGACAGTGACGGCAATAAGACAGGAAACAAGTACCTTATTTACACATTTAAGGACAATGGACTAAAAAACTTTACGAAAGATTTTGTGTTGAATGGTCAAGAACCCCATTTAATTTTCCAGACAGGTAAACTAGCCGGCCTTGATTTTGTTATCTCTCTAAAAGAGAGCGGTAATAGCGGAACTACATTCGAGATAACACGAAATGATGATTATGGCCGGTATCTTCCGGATGATATTCTTTATCCTGTTGTATCTGACACTTATATCCTTTACGGATTTGATACAGCGTTTATTTCAGAGCAGATGTTACCAGAAGCGGAACAGAATCTACTCAAAAAGGCAAAGGAATACGTAAAGAAATCCATGATTGACCCGTCTACCTACGATTGCGAGATGAACGCTGATTTCATCTGCAATGAGGGCAATATTCGTACATACGAAGTTGGGGCTAAAGTCAACCTGATAAATAAGGCTTATTTCCCAGAAGGACGACAATCCCGTATCATAGGTTTTGAATGGCCGCTGGATATTCCTTACGACCACCCGATCTATACAGTCGGTGAAACAGCTCCATATTCGCGTATAGGTGAGATAGAGAGTAAACTGGAGTCACTCACATATAAAGGGCAAACCTATTCAGGCTCTGCATCCGGAGGAGGTGGAACAAGCGTGTATGTGATTGGAGAAAATGACAATACTCTTCCTTCTGATAAAAATGTATTCTCCGCAAAGAGAGTTCTTCAGGAAATAATTAGTTATTCTATTAGTAAAACAAAGAATGACAGAGCTTTAGGATTAATATCATTTTTGAAAGGCATTATAGTGAAGGAAGGTATTATAACAGATGATGTTACTGCAACAGAGGTGTCTGCCAATATCCTAGAGGTATTTGACAAACTTACAGCCAATAATGCAGCAATTGCAGGAAATATATCTTCTATAGATTATGCCGAGAACCTCCTAGGCTGGCTGATTACTCCCGAAGGCCATATTGACGCAAAGTCCTTGCGGCTGCGTGATTTCTTGGAAGTACCGGAGTTGCGGTATAACCGAGTGTCTATTGTATCCGGTGAAGAATGGAATGCTCCCGGTGGTGGTATCATTGAATCAGTGGATGCAGCGAACAAGACCGTTCATTTAAAGCTGGAACCCGGGGAGGTATCACAAGTAGAGATTGATGATATCTGTAAGGGAGTATTCAATAACGATACCGGTTTCCAGACTGCGTATTTTCGGATTACAGAAAAGATAGACAACGCTTCTTTTAAATACGTCCTCCGTAGTGGATATACTTTTAATCCTTGTAAGGCGATGCATTTTGTCGCATACGGTAATTTCACTAACGCTGAGCGCCAAAAGTCATGTTACTCTACACAGAATTACATCCGCTTCCTTAAGGGGGTTAATAACTGGGAAATAACGAAGGACATGATAGCCATGCAGTTAGGCGACTTATCTAACCTGAAGCTGTTTGGCATTGATATGTCCGGTCATAGCGCATATCTCAATAGAGTCTATATGACCGGAACTATCAGGCAGATATCCAGTGACGGTGTGACTGAGGCTCCCGTTCCGGTATTCAAGGGTAAATGGAAATCCGGCACATACTGGTACTACGATGAAGTGACTCATAACGGCAGTACATGGATATGTATTGAGTCTACTACTACGCAGGAGCCGTCAGATTCTTCTACGGACTGGTTGAAAGCTATATCTAAAGGGGATACAGGCTCACAAGGAGCGCCCGGAAAGGACGGAATACCCGGGAAAGATGGTGCTGACGGAAAAACTTCATATTTTCATATCAAGTATTCTCCCGTCCAGAATCCTACGGCTTCTCAAATGACTGATACTCCCAATAAATATATTGGTACTTATGTTGACTTTGTTCAAGCAAGTAGCAGCGATCCTTCTAAGTATACATGGGCTAAATTTGAAGGAGGTGATGGCATACCTGGTACAAATGGAGAAAATGGGAAGACCAGCTACCTTCACATCAAATACTCTGATGACGGGAAAACCTTCACCGCTAATAATGGTGAGACTCCCGGTGTATACATGGGTGTATATGTAGATTTTGTACAGGCAGATAGCAATGTGTTTGCCGATTATACTTGGTCTAAAATCAAGGGCGAAGCAGGAAAAGACGGTAAAGGTGTACAGAGCGTTGATGTTCTTTATTATCTTTCCAGTTCTTCAACCTCCCTTTCCGGTGGTTCATGGTCTACGAACTCACCAACTTGGGTAGATGGGAAATACATTTGGAGTAAAACCAAAGTGGTCTATACAGACGGTTCGTCTATTGAAACCAATCCTGCTTGTATCACCGGGGGTAAAGGTAGTACTGGAGATAATGGTAGGGGAGTATCAAGCATTGTCGAAGAGTATTATCTATCTACTTCTTCTAATTCCTTGGTTGGTGGCTCTTGGAGTACAACACCTCCGACATGGGAAAATGGGAAATATATCTGGACTAGGTCAGTAATAACATATACAGATAGCGCATCAACGACAACCGATCCGATATGTGTGACGGGTGGTAAGGGGGCTACGGGAATTGGCGTTAAAAGTGTTTCCGAGCAATACTATTTGTCTACATCATATAGTACCACTACGGGTGGCTCATGGTCTACTACTGTTCCGGCATGGAAGGACGGTAAATATATTTGGACACGTTCCATTATAACTTATACAGACAATTCTTATACGGAAACTACCCCCGTATGTGTGACAGGCGGAAAGGGACCTAGCGGTAATGACGGCAAAGGAGTGAAAGCAGTTGATGTCTTATACTACCTTTCTACTTCTTCCAGTTCTTTGGTTGGTGGCTCTTGGTCTAGCACTTCTCCCACATGGCAAAACGGCAAATACTTATGGTCTAAGACCAAGGTCACTTATACGGATGATTCTACATGGGAAAGCGATCCGGTTTGTATTACTGGAAGCCAAGGACAAACAGGATTACCCGGTGCAATGCTCCGGCCGCGTGGAGTATGGGCACCAAATACTGAGTATTATCATAATGATGCATTTATAGATACTGTAATCTATAACGGCCAGAACAAACTCTGTAAGATTACTCATACATCTACTTCTTCTTTCGATTCAACGAAGTGGGAAGAATTCAGTGAATTTGTGAACGTAGCTACCAACGTCCTTTTGGCTCAGAACGCAACTATTGATGTGCTCGGTACTTCGGGGATATTTGTGGGTAATCTGGAGAAGACAAAGGGTTGGTTAATGACTGAAGGCTCTATCAAGCATAATCAGACAGGTGTTGAGTTAACTGCTGACGGAAAAATATCTCTTCCTGAAAGTGGGGGAATGACCGTAGGCGGAAAGACTTTCATAGAAGCCGGGAAGATAAAGACGGAGTTTATTAACGTTGATACTCTTGAATTGACAAAATTAAAAGGGGCAACGGGTACTTTCAAAGAATTACAAGCTATTGATAATGCAGGCAAGATACAAGGCAAGATTTCTTTTAATACAGAAGGCTCTGGAGATAATGTTTCCTCTTCGTTTAATATTGATTTTTCAAAGACTTGGATTTCTGGGGATTTATACCAACAAGGGTACAATTCTGAGGAAGGTCGCTCATGGAGATTTTACACATCTGACTTGTGGTGCAGAGGGGAGTTCGGGCATAGAGTAATGACTACAATTAAAGTTTTTGCCAATAATGATTGGAATTTTTATGTTCACATCTATGGTTATGGATCAGATAATAATGTAGATAGATATCCTCAATCGGGACAACCTATAGACTGCATTGTTATGGAAGGAAATGGAAATTATGTTTTGCGTATTTGCGATTCTGCAGCATTCAAGAAAGTGACGGTTGTTAATAGCTCTAATTATCCTAAAAGAGTGGTATATAATCAGCCTAGTTCTCTAACTTATACTATTGAACCTTGGAAGTTCGTAACATTTGTGACAGCTGATATTGCTAAGACTTCCCCACCATATTACGTTAATAACCTGTTTATTAAATAATTGTAACAATGAAAATAGATTTTAGAAAAATTGAACTAGTGGATCTCGAAGGGAATAAGAGTACCATCGATGTATCTAAAACATTTGGAAATGCGATTTTTCAGACTACAGGTGATCTTGGAGAATTTAATCTTGCACAAGATATACACCGGGAAGGAGAAGTTGATATATCGCCTGAACAAGCGGAATCTCTAAAAAAGTATACACAGCTATTTACTCGTGTAATTGATCGAATGGCTGTCAACGAAGCTCTTTCAAAAGTTAATCAATAACTTAAAAAACAGATAAACCTATGATTCTACTAGTATTAATGTCATTCATCCTCATCGCCGGGTATGTCCTTGCGATGATAAAGAAGGGTAAAGAAATCCCTTATTCAATCAGTGATACCTACTACGTCCTGACGCATAAGTTTTGGTTTACTCTTTGCATGGTCGGTTCCAGCGCATTGCTTCTTCCGGCTGCATTGGAAGCCAGTTCCGAGAACAGCCAGTTTCTTATATTCATTTCGGTTGTCGGGATGATTGTATTGGGTGTGTCTCCCAATTTCAAAGGAAGCCAGAAAACCGCCCACTGTATCGGTGCCGCCATGTCCTTAATCTTCTCCCAGATATGGGTAGGTTGTAATGCCTGGTATTGGCTCTTCTTATGGGTGGGACTTATTGCATATTTGGCTATCTCCATGAGTGAGCACTGGACCGGCAATTTCATCTCTGACTTCATAAAAAGGAAGCCTATGTTCTGGATTGAGATAGTTTCGTTGTTGACTGTTTATCTGACTTGTCTAATATGAAAGAAGCGATAATCCATACCACTACTGGTAGTTTCGCCGCAATAGCCGGAGCGTTTGTTGCCGAATCATTGCAAAATATGATTCCATGGCTGATTGTTACGTGTGCGGTAATTCTCTGTGATCTCCTGTTTGGAGTAAGGAAAAGCATGCTAATGGGTGATAAAGTAAGATTCTCTCGCGCAATTCGTGCGACCATGGGAAAAATGGTCACTTACTTTGCTTTCGTATGCATGGTCTGTATGATTAGCGTAGCGAGTCATAATGAATATCCTATTGATGTGTACTCCTGCTTATTGGTATGCTTTATAGAGGGATGCTCAATCGTTGGGAATATACTGAAGCCAAAGGGGATTAACATCAATCTTATCGGGGCTTTGGGCGTGTTTGGTAAGAAGGTGTTCAAGGTTGACAAGGAAGATGTGAAGGAAATTATAGAAAAGGAGGAAGTGGATGAATTGGGTAAATAGAATCGAGACATTAATCAGTAAATCTCTATCCAAGATAGGAATAGACGGCATGGCTCACATTATAGTGTGCCAGAACTTGGTAATGTGGCTATCAAAGTTTACGCCTTTATGGTTGGCAATCATTATAACCATAGCAATCTTCATCTTAAAGGAGATATACGATAAGTACTGCAAGAAAACAGAGTTCTCAATTAAAGACATCATCTGTGATTGCGTGGGTCTGGCGTTGGGAGTATTAACATTGATATTATAGGAGGAAAAATATATGGGAAAGTATTTCACGATAGCCGAAATGGTAAAGAGTGAAACGGCAGATAGGTGCGGCATTGACAATCGTCTGCCAAAATCATTAATATGTAATGTGAATGGTTTGATAGACAATGTTCTTGATCCTCTCCGGGAAGCCTATGGCAAGCCTATCATTGTAACAAGTGGATACCGCTGCGAATCATTAAACAAGGCTGTAGGAGGAAGTAAGACCAGTGAACATATGAAGGGAATGGCTGCTGATATAGTTGGTACCCCGAACACAAAGGAGGAAAATAACAAGCTGTTCAATCTCATACAGGAGCTTGAACTTCCTTTTACGCAGCTGATAGATGAGAAGAACTTCTCATGGGTTCACATTAGCTATGATAGCTGTAACGTGAAAAAGCAGGTTTTAAAATTATAAATTATAGGAGGAACAATCATGGCATTAACAGATATAACCTTTGCTAAAGGCGAACGTAAATATATAAGTGATACTGTACAAGTAAATTCGGCAGAAATAGGATTGCAGATCACATTTGAAAAAGGAGGTAAGCTTTGGGTGTATATAAGCTATGACGGAGAAAACTTCTCTGTTGTAGAGAGCAGGAATTACGATAAGAAGTTCGCCCGTCCGATTGTCGGAATAATCCCCGGACAATACATCAAGATTGAATGTGAAACGCAGCCGGTCAAGGCCCAATATTTTGAATCAGAAGAGTAATGGGAGCGATAGGATTAAATCCGATTAGGCTTGATGCGATAGGGCTTGATCCTATCCACTTCAATGCGATTAGGTTGGGAGTTCCGGGAGCTTCTTCCGCTATCGACCGTCCCTACATCTCTCCCGATGTATTGTCTGCCTTGGCAGGTGTATGGATAGCTGACGGCAAGAGCAACACTGATCCCGACCGCAATATCATCAAGAACAAGCTTCCTGGCAGGGGAGGGGATTTTGAGCTTCTCAACTTCGCGTATAAGCTTAATAGCGGGTATGGGAAGTATGAAGAAGACTTTACAGCTTGGGGTAGAGACGCTAGTGAACTCTTAGATGTCCGCCCCGATAAAGTCATAATAAGCGATGTTGGAGGAATCAATTCTTATCGTATGATTATATGGAAAGGAAACACTCATACTAAAGCATTTAAGGCTAAAGTAACAGGTATTCCTCGTAATGGAAGATTGATATACTCGTATGCACAGAATGAAGGGGATGCTCTTACTAATATTAGTATTGATAATGACGGTGTTTACGAATTTCCATATAGCTATGGATTTACCAAAGGTCATGGATTTTTGATTGATTCTGGTACAGAACTTGAAGATTGGATAGGTTGTACTATTGAATTTATTCCTTCTTTACAAGGCTCACTATGTACTGACGGAGTCAACGACATGATTGTCAGTCAGAATCCTGTATCCGAGATGCTGGACGGAAGCAAGGAGTTAACGGTTGTGTCCATGATGTGTCAAATTAGTGATACATCCGATTCTGTTAATAGAAATAACTGGTTATTTACCCCTACTTCTTATTTGGAATCTAAGATAGAAAAAGGGAAAACCGGGAAAACTGGAATATACGGCTATACTTCAACCGATATAAGAAACGGTCAGATATCTAATGTAAACACCATACTGGGAGATAAAAATGATTATATAGCTAACAGTTTGTTAGATTCTACGGGATTAGATTATTTTTCTGTTGAAGGATTTAATAATCAAGGGATATGGTACACTTCCTCTGTTGCCTGGTACTGGACTTTCATCGCCAAACGAGCATTGACCACTGACGAGATTAATCAAGTAATAGCCTACTACAACTTGGACAAGTATGTTAAGCCTGATATTTACTACAATGTGAAGAAGCAAGGTCTTACTAATGATACTCCCGATGAAGATTGGTATCTTAAAGACTTTAGTGGTAATGGACGTGATATGACGTTATATAATTATGCTAGAACTCCAGAAAGTGGTATTAACGAAGAAGGAGGCTTGCAATCAGACGGAGTAGATGACTACGGTCAGTTTGTAGGTGATTTGGGATTGAAGGATTACACTGTGGCTGTCGATAGAGCGTATCAGGATGAAAATGTAAATTGTGTCCCATTTATATCTTCTGTTGGAAGAACGGGAGGTGCTCCTTTTTTAATGGAAATGGTGCATCCAACGTCTCATGTTACCTATCCTTATAGTTTTGGTACTCCAACAGAAAGCGTTGTATTAAATTCGTCAAGACAGATCTCATATCAGTCTACTTATGTATATAACAGGAACAGTATAGCTAGAGGTAACTCTGTTAAGACGGGTGACGGACTAACAATAGGCTCAAATGAGGGAGTCTCACAATATTCTAAATTATGCTTGTGGTCTTTCCTACTATTCCCCTACACCCTTTCTGAGTTTCTGTTGGAGCGCCAGCTAAAGAAGCACAAACTAGGCACTTTATATCCGGGTATGGTGGAGTTCAGACCGATAGTGAAGAGCAACATCCCTTATTCGTCGATATCCTACTCAGTTAATCCGGGGGAATACGTTGCTGAGGGTAGTACGGTCACTATCACCATAACATTGTCAAATTCCTCTGATAAGCTGGTCGACATATCATCTAACGCCATTAGCGACATATCCATATCTGGAGACAACGGTATCTATGAAGTAACCGGAAAGATCACCAAGTCTCCACAGAAGATCAACATAGTTATCTCCAGCTACTTGACAATGTTAGACAACGAGACTTTAATTTCAAATGAAACATTAATTAAAAACGAATAAGTTATGGAAAAGATATTTGATATAGCAAAAGACTCTGAAAAATCATGGGGTACTTTAGCAACTGCGATTGATGGGAACTTTGAGGAAGTATTTTCCAAAATTGGATACACACGAAGCAATACTGACGCAATACCTGCCAATGGCGAATATGTTAATCGGGATTTCACTCTTGCAGATGGAGAAGATGTCGGATTATATGTAGATGCTGATGCTATTTTCCAGCCGGGTTGTATGCTGACATTCTATATTTATAAGAATGACGGTATGCGGATAAGCAGAACTATCAAGAATAAGACTACTTACGATAGTCTGCGTACTCTATTCTCCTATACAAGTGGAGATATTACTGGCTATGCATATTATATTACAGGTCATAATGCCGGAAATGTTATCACCTCATTCAAGTATTATGGGGTTGAAGACGATGTAGAAACACTTTCAACGTCTATTCCCGAGATAAACGAAAGTATTAAATGCGTTTCTGACAATCTTGCGTACACGCAAAAAATAGCAGGAGGGAGAACTACGATAAATATAGCACTAACTGCGGGTTTATCTGTAGAACCAGATGTAAAGTTCCCGTGCATAATTAAAAAGGATTCTCAGGTGACATTTAATGTTGTGGATGCAGATGGAATAATAAATTCGAATCCTAGTGTGTACTTATGGTATACAGATGAGACAAGGAGCCCCGCATTAAATGTAAATACATTGATAGATATTACTTCCGATGTTGAAGCTATAGCGATTTACTTAACAGGATCATCGGTGCTTATGTCTGGAACAATCAAGTTATATGCAGATTTCTCAAACTTAATTATTAAAGAGGCAAAAGATTATGCTGATGGTAAGGATAAATTGTTTGAACTGGTTGGAATTGGTGCTTCATCTGCCATTTATAGCGATTGGAAAATCGGTGATTTATATTATTCAACCTCCAGAAATAAGATATATAGATGTTGCTCCATAGCCCCATTTGATACAGAAGAAACTAATATCTTGGATAGAGGTGTATTGTATAAATATAATGGAATTATTTACATTTATGATGGTATATCTTTAACTAAATACCACGATAAGGATATTGAAGATGGCGTAATACTTGATTATAACGAGTATCTTGTCGGAGAGGATGTAAATAACGATAATACAGGAGGAGATAAAGCAACTTATATCTATAAGGATATCGCCCGATTCGGGGTTGCGGCTGATGAACAGGTTGAAATTTCTTGTGATAACATAAAAGATGCTATTTCTGCTAGATCAATACAAATTTATGGTTTTACGAAAAACGGTGAAAAAACTGAGATTAAGTCAATGGGTGCGGGTAAAATAGTTTTTTTGCCTTCTTTGTTATATGAAGCTTTGTCTGTAAGGTTGTACCCGACAACAAGCGGTATGAGTGCATCATATGCTACTTATACAGGTCTTAAGATACGAAAAACTAGAAGCGAACCTGTACCTGCATATTATTTGAAGGATAATTACCTTAAGGATAAGCTATCAACGATAAGAGGTAAGATGGCGGATGCGCAAGGCAATTACGATGCATTTGTATTCATCACGGACATCCATTGGCTCCGCAATACTAAAAACTCCCCCGCGCTCATTAATTACATTTCAAGCAGAGTTCCGTTGCCAAGAGTTATAATGGGAGGAGATTATGCAGACGGATTGAACATAGACTGTAACTTGGCGTTTAATTCTTTAAGCAATAAGATATATCGCGCCATCGGCAATCACGAATATATGAATTATTTTGAAGAAGATGGGGTGCAGGTAAAAACCAATATCACGGACGCAGAAATATGGTCATCATTACAAAGTGGCATGACAGACTGTGTTATAGGCGATGCAAATACAAATTACTATTATGTAGATAACACTGTCCAGAAAATGAGGTATGTGTTCCTTTCGGTGTTTACTGATGATTCGGCAGGTAAATTTGAGGAAACGCAGGCTACTTGGTTAAACAATACCCTAGCGAATATGCCAGACGGTTATCTTGCAGTTGTTGTTGCTCATTATTATATGTCTGATGATTATCCGACATCTTGGACTCCTACATTAACATCTATTGGTCAGCAGATAGCTAATATATGTGATTCGCATAGTGGAAATGTTGCGTGTATGTTGCAGGGGCATACGCATATGGACTTAATGAAAAAGACAGATGGTGGTATACCAATATTTTCTACAACTTGCGACAAGGCTAATGCGGATAGTGATGAGATTGGTGAAAGGGCTTCTTATATTTATGGTAAGCGAACTAATGGAACAATAAATGAACAGGCATTCGATGTGGTCATTATCAATAAAAACGCAAAAAAAGTCAGCCTTGTCAGGATTGGTGCGCCTGCTGACAATGGGGGAGGAGCTGAACTTGAAGTAAGAGAGCAAACTTATGCATAACTCACTGAATTTTATATCCCAATAGATATTATATAGTTGGTTAAATAGTAAAGTTTATGAAATACACAGTATTCCCAACAATTGACTTGCAAGAGGTCCCTCAGGATGAGATAGACAAGCGTAACCTTGTTCCTCGCAAGAGCGTAAATGAGAGTGAAACCTTGATGAAATGCCAGCACTATGCTGCGTTATTCCCTCATAAGATGATTAAGACTATTGCTGATGACGGAACGGAAGAGCTGTCTTTTCCGTATCCTACCTATGAGGGCGAGGATTTAAATGTATTGTTGTCTAGTCCGGAATGGACCTCGAACGAAAGTATTCTATGAAGTCCCTCCCTTGGATATTAGTCTGCCTGCTTGTAGGTGTTCTCGTGTGGATGCGTTGTAATCCGCACGAGCCTTCAACTGTGTACATTAAAGGAGATACCGTACATATCCGGGACACAGTAAGAGACACAATCCTTAAGCCGGTAAGGGAAACTCTGAAACGTACCGATACGGTATATCTACCTATTCTGATAGATACAACGACTGACAGAACCGTAGAAGGCGATTCTATTCCGGTACTGATACCGATAACAAGCAAGGAGTATAAGACCGATGATTACCGGGCTGTAGTCAGTGGATATAATCCCAGCCTTGATTTTATGGAGGTATACAGAGACAAGGAAATTATTACTCTTTCACCTTTACAGAAGAAACGCTGGGGATTGGGCTTGCAGGCAGGATATAGTTATCCGGGTGGTTTGTACTTCGGTGCCGGAGTTAGTTATAACTTATTTATGTGGTAAATTACCGGAACTACTATCTTCACAGACCGTTTCCGGTATGAAAAGTTTAAGTTTTACTTACATAACAATTTCCAATGGAAAAATGTTTTAAAAGAAAGGAGGCTAAAATGATACATTAATTAATACTAAGCACTAAGTTTATCCGGTAAGTAGAAGGCCGGTTATCATAACAAATGTAGCTCTTTTGGGGGCAGAGTAAAAAGAACCCCCGACACATTAAAGTTGACGCCAATCAATACTTTAACACACCAAAGCATACATCGGTTGTGTCAGGGGGTATAATATCCTTAACATTCCGAAGTATGCTTTTGTTCTTTTGGTGTATGTACTGATTGGCAAAGGCAAAAGTACAACAAAAAAATTAATTACCATGTGTAAGTCAGAGATTTTTGCCGAAATATTGAACCTTGTAGGAAAAGAAACTGAAGTTTCCACAGAATTAATCCTTTCATCAAGTAAAGTGACTGAGGTTGTCGATGCCCGCTCCATTGTAGTGTTCTTCCTTACTGAATTCGGTCTGTACCCTGAACAGATCGCCACTTTGCTTCACAAAACATCAGCCAGTGTACGTTACCTGATATCTACTTTTGAGAGTCGAAAAACAACAAACAAAATGATTGCAATATATCTGCAAAATATTCGCAAATCGCTTGAAAATGAGCTCTGATTTACGCAGTTTCTATTATATACTTTTGTGATGCGGTTGATATTGACCGTGTTATAATTGTATATTATTATGAGTGAAACAAAGACTTACGTTTTCCCGGAATCAGGCGGGAACGGTGGCGGTAGTGGAATGCTGGCAATGCTTGCTCCACTATTGCAGCAGAAAGGCATTGACCCCAATTTGTTAGTTGCTATGCAAGGTAAAAACAACAATGGATTTGGCGGTGATGGTTCATGGTTCATGTGGATAATCTTCCTCTTTTTCCTGTTCCCACTTTTCGGACGCAACGGTTGGGGAAACAACGGAGATGGCGGTAACGGTGGCGGATTTGCTGGAGCCGGTATCCCTAACTTAATTAACAATGATGCAGGAAGGGAGCTACTTATGAGCGCAATTCAAGGAAACGGACAAGCAATTAACAATCTGGCTACTAATTTGAATTGTTCAATCGGTCAGGTTCAGAATGCCATCAATGGTGTAATGTCTCAAGTTCAACAAGTTGGTAACCAGGTTGGACAAAGTTCAATGCAGATAATCAATGCTATCCAACAGGGTAATTGTCAGATCGCTCAACAGATAGCTTCATGCTGCTGCGAAAACCGATTGGCAATCTGTCAACAGACCAACACATTGCAGAATGCCATTAACGGTGTTGCTACAGGGCAAGAAAGAGGCTTCGCTACTGTTGCATACGAAACGCAGAGACAGACTTGTGATTTGCAAAACTCTATCAAGGACAGCACACAGCAAATTCTTGCCGGACAACGTGCGGCTGAAATGCGTGAAATGCAGAACAAAATTGACCACTTGCGTGAAGAAAACAGCACATTCAAGAGTTCCGCAATGACTTCGCAGATTGTGGCACAGGCTACTGCTCCTCTTGGTGCTGCGTTGAGTGATTTGAGTAGCCGTCTGGCAAAGATCGAATGTGCGCAACCGCCTACATTCCCGATGCCTTATTGCCCGGCCAGTGGTAACTATGTTCCTGTAAACTATTCCGTTCCTGTAAACTTCGGTGTATCTACATTAGGAACTTGCGGTTGCTAAGAAAGGAGGTAATTATGTTATATCCTAACTTAATGTATCCTTACTGGCTTCCAAGCCCTTTCCTAATGAATCGTTCCGCAAGAGGAATTAGGAGAGTTGACGTTAATGGTATCTACGAACTTTCAACGAACGCTGTTCAGTTAACGGATGCAAGTGTAGATTATGGTATTAATCCTCACTGCTATAATGCACTTCCGTGCGAAAGCATAATCCTGTTGAAGGTTCATGCAGATGTTCCGGCAGGTGGAGAAGCTTTACCTATAAATGTTATAGCTCCTAACTTAGGACAGTCGACATTGGCAGTTGCCGGTACTACTACAGGTACTTCAAAGGTTCCTGTTGTAGACAGCAACAACAATCCGGTTACTGGAACAGATGTTACAGGCACTACGGAACGTCTTGCTTATCTTAATAAGCGCACAGGCGTTATACGTTTTCTGGAATTTACGGCTTCAACACCGGCTGCTGCCAGCAATGGAGAACCGGCAGCGACAAGCGTAAATGCTGTAAAGGCAAAGTAAAATATGGAGTGGGAGTAATCCCGCTCCTTAAAGAGTTAATAAATTATGTTTCAAAGTCTAAGACAATCCAATATATTTTATATCCTTCAAAAAGGGGAAAACCCTGAATTGAAAGTAGGGCAGGTTGTTTCCGTAAGTAATCCACAACCTAAATACGGACAGTATGTACCAGGGCAAACTTATGGCCAAAATATGGAAACAGTTGTTGACGTTTCGGTTAAGGTTGGTGAGGAAACTATTGATTTTAAACAACTTCCGGCAAATCTTTCGATAGCCAATTTTGGCGCGAATGGAGTTGTTGTATCGGAAAGCCGGGAAGCAATGAATGCCGAGGTGGAATCCATGTTGAGAATAAGCCGAGGAGTAATAGAAAGTGTACCTTATCATGAGAAGGTAATTTCCTCCTGTGATTCCATGCTTAGGGAGCTTAATCCTCAACTGGCTAAAGAAAAAGAACAGGAAGAGAAAATCGACGTTCTTGAACAAAAGGTATCCGGTGTTGAAAATACCCTTACCGATATAAAAGATATGCTTGCCAAGGCTTTGGGAAGTGGTAGTAACAATCCTAAAAGTAAATAATTATGCAGATAATTGAAATCACAGAAAGCAAAGTCGAGAAAATGTCCGACTATGCTGAAAAGGTGCTCAAATACGGTGGTAAACTGATGCAGTGCATCGAGGAACTTTCCGAAGGTGAAAGCATGGGAAGACGTGAACGTTATTATGACGATGACGATGAACGCTATGACGAAATGGGCGAACGTGGAGGTTATGGCGGTGGCTCCGACCGTGGAGGTTATGGCGACCGTGGTGGCTATGGCGAGAGACGTGGCGTGCGCGGTACAGGACGCTATTCCCGTTATCGTTAATGTTTAATTAGGGAGTGGAGCTTTCTACTCCCTATAACTTTGTAAAATCATGAGAAGAGAACCTTTGGATATAAGAGACAGAAGGCCGGAAGAAATGGAGGTATATCTGTCCAACTTCGGTTGGCATTTCAATAAGAAAATGTGTGAATTTGCCGTATCTTTGATGAAGAAGCTTAATCCTTCTTCTGGGAAAAAGGAACGTATTGAGCCGATATCAAAAGAGAAAGTTGATGAATTGCTTACTCGTTACGGTATAAAACTTGAAAATAACGTATTGTATGACTATGTATATGTTGCCAACATGGGGAAGGCTGACTTCCTGAAATCATCCATTCCTGATGAAGCGCATTTGGCTCTGTACATAAAAGATACGATTGATGATCCTGATGCTCCTGACGGAACAACAATGCGGCGGTGGTATGCGACAATGATTGCGGCCGGAGAACCGGTAGAGTGGGACGAAATGCTCTGATAAATGATAAGACAACGGTTTACATTACCCAAGTATGGCTGGAGCTGCATGGCATATTATGCAGTAGATACATATTATACAGAAGAGATACTGGATAATATGCACTCTATCGGCTGTGACGGTGATATGCTCCGTACTGCATACGATAACATAAACTCCGGCAACCTGAATACCGGAGTTACTTACTCCAACTTCGGGACACGGGAAACAGTAATGGTTATTGCCCTCACTTCGTCCTCAAAAGAATTTGCAAAGTCTTGGAGGCATGAATGTGGTCACATGGCTACCCATATCTGCCAGGCGTTCGGGATAGATCCGTATGGTGAGGAAATTCAGTATATCGGAGATAATATTATTGAAAAGACATGGGAATACGCGAAGTCATTACTATGTGAGTGTAATTGCTGTAAAAGTAAAGTTGAACATTTGATACATAGATTCCATGAAAAAGAAACAGGTTCAGAAGGCATTGAGTAGCAATACTCCTATTAATAGTATGTATTCTCTTATTCCGGATAACAGGATGCGGGCTTTCAAGAAGTTTGCCGCCCGTTTTGGTTTTACTGAAGAACGAATAAATTCAGTACTTGAAAATGAGAAACGAAAAGCTTGACATATTGCTTGAACAAGCAGACGACCGATACCACTCGGATTTCTGCCGGCTTCTGTTAGTAATGCTATGGAACGCCTAGAAAAGTGGTTGTGTTGGCTGATTCCTCTTGCAATTATTGCAAGGGTTATATCTTTGTGCTTGTCCCTGGCTATGTAGTCGGGGATTTTTGTTAAAAACTTCCGGAATAGTTAAAGTTTGACCTCTTAACGGCAAATTTCAATTGTATTTTTGCAGTTTTGGTTGATTATTTGTTTATTTGCAGAACAAATTCGCAATAAATTCTGTTTTTAGTATAACAGAAAGGGGTTAATATATATGAAAAAGTTTATAAAAGCAATCACTAAATCTATGCAAGGTTCCTTACTTCCGAAAAAAACAAGTGAGGAACAGATTGTAAAAGAAATCAACGATTTCTTGAAAAAACTTGATTATTATGGCACAGACTATGATAAGAAGAACATGAAAGAAGATGTGTCTTCTTTTAATAGAGACTTTAATAAAGCAACTAGAGAAGCTAAAATTAAATTTGAACCTGCTCTATAATGGCAAAGAAAGCGGAACAAAATAAAGTATGTGATAAGACCGGTTTAACACTGGAGCAAAATACGGTCTATGACGATAACCTTCTTCCATCTGCCGATGAATTAACAAAACTGAATAATGTATCTAAGGATATTATTCCATGGATCATGAAGCGTACAGAGATGGAACAGGATGCCCGTATCAAATTTAACGAAGATAGAATGAAAATAGCCAAAAGTGATTTTAGACATACGCATTGGTATAATTTCACAGCTTTGGTAATGGCTTTTATTATAGTACTTATATTTGTTGGTTTCTCATTCTATTTAATAACTATCGGTCAAGAAACAATCGGGACTATATTTGCTGGAGGAACTGTTGTTTTAATAGTCTCTTATTTTCTTAAGGCTAAAAATAAAGAAGTAAAATAGCTCCTTCCATTTATAACTGCCTCTTTAAAATGGAATCCTCCCGGTGTATTAAATATTCCGGGATTTTTTATACCTTTGCCGAAAACTAACATTATGGCAGAAGAAAAGAAATACGACTACGAGTCGATAAACGAGCTATTAACCTGGGCTAAAGAAACGCTCAATAATAAGAGATACCCGGCCGGGGAATTCCAGCTGGATAAATGTGCGAAGATTCTTGACTGCGGTAAGTATCTGGATTCAATGATTTCGGTTATCTCTAGGAACTGGGAGAATCCTACTTTTCATCCTAGTATAGATCAGTTGAGATTGTTTAAGGAGAAGATAGAGAAAGGAGTATAATATGACTTACTTATGTGTTGACAAAGACGGCACCGAACGTATTATTGAATGTGAGGTATATTGTGAAAGGAAAGGAAATAAAATCCCATACAGGTTTGAAGAATGTTGTTGGGGATATAATCCGCATAATGATGTATGTATCGAACTCCCTAGAGGTACAATAAAGAAAATCCTCGGTCGAGAAATAACATGGGAAAATGAACCTGTTGAATTGACATAGAAAAGGCAGTCGAATAAGCTGCCTTTTCTATGTTTTCATCAACATGATATCTGCCTTCATTTCAATATATTCTTTATATTTGTCTGGTTCTTCTATATAATCAATAACTCTCTTTATTGCTATTTCAGCTTGTTTAAATCGGGTTTTTGTATAGTATCTTACAATTCCTCTACCTTTGTCTGAATGTGCAAGACAATAGTCTATAACGTTATCAGGTATCCCCAAATCGAAAGCGTATTGAGCAAACGACTTTCTAGCAGAATAAAATACCACCTTTTCTTTTATTCCTAATTCTTTAGCAAGTATGGCAAGAGACCTGCATATGTATCTTGAGAAA